AAGTGTATGCCGCACACGCTACGCCTGATGGCACTTTCGGGTACCAGGACAGGTACGATGAATATCGGCGCACGGAATCTACAATTGCCGGTGGTTTCAGGGACAATCTGGATTTCTGGCATTTCGCCCGAATCTTCGGGTCGACCCCCGCACTAAACGGTGATTTCGTCAAGTGCGTTCCTACCGAGCGCACATTCGCTGTTCCGTCGGAAGATGTGTTATGGATCATGGCGAAACATTCAGTTCAGGCTCGACGTCTCGTCGGCCAGACTGGCAAATCGTTCATTTACTAGGAGGCAATCATGAAAAAGATCAAAGGCCTCGAAGTCGAGGCAAAGAGCTACAAGAGCAATATGGGTCGTTTGGATGAGCGCGGCCGGGAGCTGCTGGACGGCCGTCCGATGGAGCCGCCAGTCGGCTACAACCCCCAACCATCTCTCATGGACAAAATCCGTAAGATGGTGCGGGACGCAGCTCTTCAGCGGGATCTGGAAAAGGCCGGTGTCGAGACATTCGATGAAGCCAATGATTTTGACGTCGGAGACGATTACGATCCCAGCTCGCCCTGGGAGCAATACTACGAGCCTACTCCCTTCGAAGCATTTATCGCGGACAAGGAGCAGGCACAGAAGGCGGAGCCGCCCCGGGAGCCCCAAAGCGGAGGGGCGGCGCAGCCCCCAGCAGAAGGCACACCAAAGCCCGTGACGGGCTAGTTCACAGTACATACACTTGATATGTACTGTGTTAGGTGACACCAAAGAGGACAAAAACGATGGCAAGAGGAAGGTCCCAAAGGTCTTCAGGGCTGCGCGAAAACATCTCTTTCGCTAACCGGAGGTTGACAGCCTTAAACTTCACTACCAGACCGTTAACCTTCCTCCAAACCATCGAAGATCGTAGAGACTTCCACCCCGAGCAGGCCGCGAGGCCTGCTCGGTCTTTCTCTCGATCGGTCCATAGGCTGGCCGTTCCGTCTCGACGGACGGGCAGACTTCCAATAGGGGTCACCTTTGAGAATCCTACAAGGGTTCTCGTCTGCGTTCGACGCCAGTCCAGGCGGGAAGTTCTTTTCGCTGCTGGACGTACTGGCAAGGGCTCTGCCCTGGGCAAACGTCGACGCAATCACTATTCTGAAATTCAATGTTAGGAGGTTCATATGCCTTGGGCAGCAATCGCCAATGCAGTTGGCAGTCTTGCAGACAGTTTCTTCGACAGTCAGTCTGCGAAACAAAACATCAAGCTTCAAAAACAATTCGCTCAACAGGGTATTCAATGGAAGGTGGAGGATGCCAAGAAGGCCGGAATTCATCCTTTATATGCGTTGGGTGCGCAAACCCATTCTTTCGCTCCGGTCCAAACGGGCGGCGGCAATTTTTCGCAAATGGGCCAGTCCGTGGGTCGTGCGATTGACGCTTATCGGGATCGCGGTGAGCGCTTGGACGGTTTTACAAAAGCTTCTCAGTCTCTTCAGCTAGAAAATGGTAAGCTTCAAAATGACCTTCTCCGACAGCAACTTGCTTCAAATCAAGCAACGCTTAATCAGGCGGGAAATCCCCCGCCGGTTCCATCAGCTTCCAATCGTTATCTTATGCCTGGACAAGGTTCTACTGCCGGCGGTCTTGTTGACACCCAGCCTCTCAGGGTTACATCAGTGGATCCCACAGCAAAACACAACGAAGCGGGAGCATTCGGTGAGGTAGGTTGGGCTCGCACATCAACGGGTCTCGCTCCAGTTCAAAGTAAGGACAGCAAGGATAGGACAGAAGAAGATCTTCCAGCTTTGATGGGCTGGACAGTCCGCAATCGGCTTATGCCAATGCTCAATACCAAAGGGCTCACACCACCCGTTAAACTAAAGCCAGGTTACTACTGGCGCTGGAATCCCTGGCTTCAGGAATATCAACAAACGCCGGTTGTTCGGCGTGCAGCAACCCCATTCGGGTACAAGTGAGAGGAGGTGATTACAATGCGTGGTCGTAGAGGTCGTCGTTCCTATGGTCGTGGTCGTCGGGTGTTTTCCCGGCGCCGCGGTTCAGCAGGTCGTCGTCGGCGCTCAGCCGGTCCACTTCGCGTAGGGTTCAGGATGTAATGAAATGTTCATCCCCTTACGTTCATATGAGCCAGGCACACCCATGTGGTCAGTGCCTGGCTTGCCGCATCAACAAAAGGAGACAATGGTGTCACAGGATAATGCTGGAGAGTTTGCTGCATCCGCAGAACTCGTTTTTAACATTGACATACCAGGACGAACACCTGCCGATATCGAGCAGCGGTTTGCCGACCTTATCGCCGAAGCATTCAAGAAACTTTTTGAAGAGGTTGCGGAAGAAAGCGGAGCCGTTACGCTTGAGGTATTTTCTAGTCGGGGAGTATGGCGACGTGACCCAGAGACCTCACTACCACTTAGCCATGTTCGGGCTCTCCAACTGTCGTTTCGGAACGACACAGCTCACTAAACGCAAAACTCGGTGCTGTCCCGAGTGCGACTTCGTCCAGGAGGCATGGGGCCTCGGCAATGTGTACCTGGGCGAGCTCAACAACCAATCAGCGCAATACATCGCTGGTTACGTCTGCAAAAAAATGACAGGCAAAGCAGATATTCGGCTTGACGGACGTCATCCGGAGTTCGCAAGAATGTCACTCCGCCCTGGGATCGGGGCGGACTTCATACCAGAGGTAGCGTCCTCGCTAATGCAACATGAGATTGATACGGAAGATGTTCCTAATGTTTTGCGTCATGGGCGTGCTGTTTATCCTCTGGGACGTTATCTCAAAGGAAAATTGAGGGAACATTTAGGTCGTGCAAAGGAGGTTCCAGACTCAGTCAAAAGCAAAATGGATCAAGAGATGCAGCCTATGCGAGCGTATGCGTTCGCGAATTCGCTCCGTCTCAAAGATGTGGTCAAGGAGGCGTACCACGGTCAAACGCTTCAGGCAGAAAAGCGCTTTGCGCTAAAACGTAAAAAGGGATCAATATGAAACGTGGCAAATTTAGTCTCTCGAATTACAAGCTGTTGTCGGCAGACATGGGTGAGCTCATCCCGTGCGGTATCTGGGAAGTTCTCCCAGGTGATACTGTCCAGGCCGCTACTTCCGCCCTGTTGCGGGCGTCTCCGCTCTTGGCTCCTGTCATGCATCCGGTCGACGTACGCATCCACCATTGGTTCGTTCCTCACCGTCTGGTCTGGGAGGATTGGGAAAATTTCATCACTGGTGGTCCGGATGGTCTCGACGCCTCTGTATTTCCCACTATTACTATTGGCGGTGGCTCAGGCGCTGCTATCGGTAGCCTTGCTGATTATCTGGGCGTTCCGACCGGTGTAAACGACATCGTGGTTTCCGCTCTCCCGTTCCGGGGCTACTCCCTTATTTGGAATGAGTGGTATCGCGATCAGGACCTCCAAACCAAATTGACTATCGATAAGACATCAGGCGCAGACACAACTACAAACACCACATTGCAGAACATCGCCTGGGAAAAGGACTATTTCACTTCCGCTCGGCCGTGGGAGCAGAAGGGTGCTGGAATTACCATTCCGCTTGGTGATGAAGCTCCGGTGCTCGGGCTTGGCCGTGGGACGACTACGAAGGACGTGGGGTCTCAGGTCGTCTGGGATTCAACATCAGTCAACATCGCCGGCTCAAAAACCTATACCGACAAGTTCAATGGTGCCGCCAATCTTTACGCTGAGGCAGAACAAATGCCGTCTCAGTCTGGTGAGTACCGCATGAAAATCAGAGCGGACCTTTCTGAAGCGTCCGCAATCACGGTTACGGCACTCCGTGAGGCAATGGCACTTCAACGCTACGAGGAAGCTCGTGCAAGGTTCGGGTCACGCTATGTTGAGTATCTCCGTTATCTCGGCGTTCGTTCTTCCGACGCTCGTCTACAGCGCCCTGAGTACCTGGGCGGTGGCAGGGAGACCATTCAGTTCTCTGAAGTTCTTCAGACAGCAGAAGGCACCGATCCAGTCGGCGCCCTCAAAGGTCATGGTATCGCGGCTATGCGTTCCAACCGGTACAGGCGTTTCTTCGAAGAGCACGGTTACGTGTTTTCTTTCATCTCGGTGCGCCCTAAGACGATCTATGCCCAGGGCCTGCCCCGTCACTTCAATAGGCGTGTCAAAGAGGATTTCTGGCAGAAAGAGCTCCAGCACATTGGCCAGCAGGAAGTTCTCAATAAGGAAGTGTACGCGGCTCACGCTACGCCAGACGGGACGTTTGGCTACCAGGATAGGTACGACGAATATCGGCGTACCGAGTCAACTATCGCCGGAGGGTTCAGAGACAATCTGGATTTCTGGCATTTTGCCCGAATCTTCGGATCGACCCCTGCACTAAATGGCGATTTCGTCAAGTGCGTTCCTACCGAGCGCACTTTCGCCGTTCCATCGGAAGATGTGCTATGGATCATGACCAAACATTCAGTCCAGGCACGACGTCTCGTCGCCCAGACTGGCACTTCGTTCATCTACTAGGAGGTTAAAATGAAAAAGATCAAAGGCCTCGAGGTCGAGGCCAAGTCCTACAAGTCAAATCTCGGCCGTCTGGACGAGAAGGGCCGCGAGATTCTCGACGGCCGCCCTATGGAGCCCCCAGTGGGCTACAACCCCCAACCGTCGCTTATGGACAAAATCCGCAAGATGGTGCGGGACGCAGCTCTTCAGCGGGATCTGGAAAAGGCCGGTGTCGAGACATTCGATGAAGCCAATGATTTTGACGTAGGGGACGACTTCGACCCCAGCTCGCCCTGGGAGCAATACTACGAGCCAACTCCGTTTGAGGAGTTTATCGCTTCGAAGGAAGCGGCACAGAAGGAAGCGGCACAGAAGGCGGAGCCGCCCCGGGAGCCCCAAAGCGGAGGGGCGGCGCAGCCCCCAGCAGAAGGCACACCAAAGCCCGTGACGGGCTAGTTCACAGTACATACACTTGATATGTACTGT